AATGACACCTTCGGTCACCACTCTCATGCTTCATCGACCTATACTGCCACACATTTAATAAGGATACAGACATTCCCTGCTCGATTATCTGTGTTTAATGGTTGCGTATAAATAGCAGTCCGAACCATCCTATTTCCTCCTATTCATCAGGATATAACTGTTCTCCAGCATATCCTTCATCATAATACTCATCTTTCCTGTATGTGTATATGTTTGAATCATCATAACACTTGTCACAGTAAAGACCTGTAAATATTCCATAAGCATCTGCTCTTGACCACTTATGAAATTCAACTGTTGGTGTATTGAATGGGAAATCGTCCCCAGATACTATCTTATTTGCTCCATCCATTTCATCATCATACCAATAGTCTTTGTCTGGTTTATGGCAGCCTCTACAGCTGAATGCATATTCCTTGTCCATACTACCCCCACATTTGTGATACTGTTGCTTTGAGTTTAAGTTGTTTATCTGTATGTTCTATATTTACCCATTCACCATCAACTTCTGCTGCTACTATATCATAAGCATATACTGAGCCCATCTCATCAAACAATCCCAATTCTGAACCTTTAGTGTCAATCAGTCTTGTATTGCCTTTTTTACTATCCATCATTATACCTGTTACTGGCACTCCAAGCTGTGTTGTTCTAACTCTCATGCCTTTTTTTATGTCATTGGTTGTCATTGTTACTCTCCTGTGCTTATCATTGTTAGTGGTACAGTCCATTGCTGTCCCTTGTCATCCCTAACAACAGCCTTAGTCCTATTGACTTTGACTATTGTTCCTGTGGGTATTCTATTACTATCAGTTTTAATTCTATCTCCTGGCATGAGTGCATACTTTAAGTCTCTGGCGACATCTTCTCTTCTCATGTTCAGCATTCTTTTAATATGATTAAGGTCATCAGTATTATTAATCATCATTATGTTTTTTACTATTTCATTCACTTCCATCAGCATCTCCTTTTTCTTTATAAAATTTTTCAGGTGTTTTATATTGTTCCATATCTTTCCACAACACATCATACAGTTCATCTAATCGCCTTGATTCTAACAGTAATATGTATAATGATAATCTATTTGGCTCATAACCTGCTATCAGCCCTTGACCTTTTGTGTTTTCAATTTCTTCCATAACAGTTACTCCTTTTATATTATTAAATTATTTCAACTAAATCAGTTTTGCCTATCGCCATTGCTATCTTCCAACTGTTATCAGCAAATATTGGTGTTTGTGCTTGTATAGTCCGTTCCAAGTCAAGCAAGTGTCCATATACAGCTAACCTCATATATAATCTATCAAATTCATAAACAGACATATCGGATATATCGGTTATATCATATTTGCAGTCACTTTCACTATCTGTTCCTGGCCAACCAAGTAGCACTTTCTTTCCTTTCCATTCTTCTACTCTGTAGTGAAAGCAGTCATGAAGCTCTACACTATATTCTATTGTTATTACTTTACTCTTCATCAGCTTCTCCTTTTAATTTAGATTCAAGATACTCTATTCTGTTTAATAATATTCTATCCATATCATTTAATGAATGCACCCAATCAAACAACTCTTTTATATCAGATGACATGTCATATGTATATGGCTCATATTTTACTGGTGATTTATCTTTTGGTTTCATAAGCTTTCCTTTCCCTTTTAATCTCGTTGCTTTACTGGCTGTGCTCTCCCGTTAAACTCAGCACATTTAATATAGAGGTTGTTAGCTATAACCAGTAGCTTATTGGACGAATCTTGTTTCTGATGCTTTAAACAATTCAATTGCTTCGTGTCTACAACTACGACAACACAACATACTTCTATGATAGTTATCTTTATCAGTCCATGTAAGCAATTGCATCAAATCCTTTTTCATTACCTTATTACAGCCCTCACAATTGTAAAACTTTTCAGTAATAACAAATTGTATGCCGTGATTACCTTTTATCTTTACTATTTTGTATTTGTTTTCGTCAAATTGCATTTACTGTTCCTTTACCTTTACTTTTACTTTTACTTTAAATTTTCAGTTGATATAAAAACTTGATGTAACAAAAAACCCAATCAATATTTCTACTGATTGGGCTTCGTTGTTTTGTTGTGTTGCTTCTTACTTGTTGTTTTTTGGTGTTGGTACAAATTCAGCAACTTGCTTCTTTATACCTTTGAAATAAACTTGAATCTCACCAACTTTTAAAGCTTTGTCAATTGTGTGTGATTGCTCTCCGTTTTTCAATTCGACATTATCAATTGGAATTGTTATTGCTTGTGCATTTCTAACTTCAACAAGTTTTACTTCATTATCTTTATCTTGTACATAAGTATCAATTGTTAAGTTATCATTATAATACTTTGATAACTCTTTATCATTTTTAATTGCTTTATCAATTGCCGAGTAAATCAGCTTGTGCAATTGGTCTTCAATTGATGATTTTTTACTTGTTGTTTTTTTTGTTGGATTGGTTATGTTTAGTTTATCTTTTAAGTTCATTTGTTTGGTTTCCTTTTATTTTACTTATTGTTTTACTTTTACTGATTTGAATAAACTTTTACTTTCACAAGTATTTTATATCTATGTCAAAAAGCTTGTACAATATACAAAAATCAAGACCCCGAAGTCAAGTAATATTTATTATTTTAGTTATTTATATAAATTAACAACGTTGTTATTGTTGGTATGGGTTGCAATATGTTTATAATTTATGATGTCAATAATGACACAACAACTTTTACGGAGGGTTCGCCATGATTTACTTTACTAACTTTATTAATAACATTAAATTTTTATTCACAAGAAATTTTAATAAAAGAATTGATTTTATACATAAAAAACTTGAAAAATATCAAGTAAAAGATATTGATATGATAAAAATTTATATTGAGGAAAACACTAAACGATTAGAGTATCAACAAGAGGAAATTAAAACATTGCAATTGTTTTTAATGGAGCATAATCACATATTTAGGAAATTAAAAGATAAATAAAATAATATTAGTTATTTATATAAATATATGTTTATATTCAAATAGTTACAATGATGTAACAAAACAATAAATAAAATAAGGACGAAAAAACAATGAAATATATTAATAAAATAATGAAACCAATAGTAACATTAATAAGTAATATAAAATACTTGTTGTGTGTTAATATGAGCAAATTAAATAAAAATGATTTAGAGACTCACACAATGTTATTTAATAGGGTTAATAAAATATATGATAATATTGATATTATGAGCATTGAGGATAAAGTATATGATATGGAATCAAGACTAGATACGATGGACTCAACACTAGATGATAAAGTCAATGAATATCAAATACAAGATATATTACATGATGAATTTGGATATAGTGAGGACTATATAAATTATGATGATATTCTTGATATTAAAAAAGATATAGAAGAATCCAATGAAAAAATGAAATCTCTAAAGACTACATTTGATATGTGCATGGAGCATTTAAAAAATGGTGGTTTTAGTGATGAATTAACCGAATCATATAGAGAGCTAGCAATACACAAAGTAATTGAAGTTATAATAGGTCAATTAAATAAATATAATGATGTAAATGGTGATGATGATTTATATAGACCCTATGATAATAATAGTGATAATGTTTAATAATCGTGTAATCAATAAAGGAGTTAATAATAATATGTATTCAACAAGTAATAACACAATAGTAAGAGAACATAAACGAAATATGAATATATTAGAAGGTGTTCTATTAATAGTAGATATTAAGCATATAAAACATCATATGCGATTATTGAATGGATATCATCAACATATTAGTTTTGGTATGTTCTCAACTCTTAGTATAGTTAAGAAATATAAACTTAAATCAATTCAATTAGAAATATTGTATAATAGTTTATATTACAATGGGTTTATAAAATAATAAGCTCGCGAAATACGGAGTATTAAACATAAAGCCCTCTATTTATTAGAGGGTTTTTTGTTGGTGTTATTCTTTTACCTATAAATATTATCAACTTGACAACTCATTTAAATGGAACGAAAAGTTCAACATTTTACGAAACCCCCAACGGGACTTTGATAGGGGGGTGGGTCGACAAAAAAAGACCGACACTCATTCTAATATAAATTTTTGAAAATATTTTTTTGGAATTTTTTTTGGAATTTTTTGTAATTTCTTTCTTTTTGTATAATTACTATTATTTTTTTCTTTATTATATATAATATAGTATATATATAGTATTATATATTAACTGTTAACTGTTAACAGGGGGGATTTGGAATTTATAATATTTTATTCTTATATTATTTCATGGATTTCAAGGACATAAAAGAAACTAGGCACTATTTGTACGATAATCTAGGTGAATTTCAAGCATTTGTACAAGATGTACCTGTTTCGGAGGATTGGAGACTAGCCGATGAAGGAGATTGGGTATTAACCGATGATGGATATGTATGTCAAATCCTTAAAAAGTCTAAAATTGGTAAAAAAATGTGCATTCGCACATTATGTGGAACATATGACATTACTGCTAAGTTTGATATGATAGGGGAGAAGGGTATTGCTGATAATATCTACTCATTTTCGGGTAAACACTCATTTGATACGGACAAGGTTAGTGGTAAACAACAATTATTTGCACAATATGTTGCAAAAGGGGAAAATGCTATTGAAGCTTATAAGAAATCACACCCCGATGCAAAAAGTGAATCATATATCAAACGTAGAACAAGTAGTCTATTAAAGACGGAAAGCGTACAAAAAATGATTAAAAAAGAAATTCAAGAAGTTTTAGCCTCTGAAGGTGTTACACCTGAGTGGATTATTGGTAAATACAAAAATGTTGTAGATATTGCCGATAAAGAATCTGATTGCTTAAGAGCATTAGAGAGCCTGACAAAGATTGCAGGACTATTTGACACTCAAGAAACAAAATCAGAACAACTTACTGTATGGGCTGGTTTTTCACCTGAACAAATGGAGGCACTTAATGGTACTAAAGAACTCATCGCTCACGCAGAAAAAGAAGGATAATTGCCCTATTTGCAAGCGAAATCTGTATTTAAATAGTAAGGCTTCAAAAAGGATTGGAGTCTTAAACGAATTTGACGAGGTTGAAGAATGGATGTGTCCATACTGCGATTCTCAATTTACACTTAATAATAAGCCTACGGTATTGTATGGCACGATGAATGTTGAAGGAGAAGCATAATGCCCGAAGAAAGACCTAAACAATTTTTTGAAATAGTTAATCATACTTTAGAAGAAGAAGGCGGATATGTTAATGATTCAACTGATAAAGGTGGCGAAACTAATTTTGGTATAAGTAAACGAGCTTATCCTGATTTGGATATATTTAATTTAAAAGAAGATGAAGCAATTGACATCTATTGGAAAGATTATTGGGTTAGAGGCAAATGTGACAAGGTTCCAGGCAAGCTTCAAGCGATATATTTCGATATGTGTGTTAATTTCGGTATAAGTGGCGCAATTAAAGTATTACAAGAAACTGCTAATGGCAAAGGTGCCGATATCGATGTTGATGGTAAAATTGGACCAAATACCATAAAAGCAATACAAAACCTTAGTGTCCAACGAGTTCGGGCATTTCGAGCACTTAAGTTTGCAAAAATAGTTATAGCCAATCCAAAACAAATGAAATTTTGGTACGGATGGTTTCGTAGAAGTTTAAAAGTATAAAAATTAAGGAAGGATAAAAATGACTGAATATGATGCAGTAAAACATAATTCACCACCAACAGAGCAAGAAATTAGAAAATTAGACAGTTATGAATACGGAAGACCTAAAGGATGGGTAATGAAAGAAATGCTAAAACAATATGGGTATACTCCTAATGCACATGATAATATAGATACACTTATCAATCAAAATGAAAATAAAGATTATTTTGAATTGATAAAAGGAATAATGCCTAGCATGGATACGGTTGAAAACTTTGTCCCGCCTATTGGTGCAATCAAACTATTGCAATTAATGAATCAACCTAAAGGAACAGAACAGGCATTTATGAAAGGTTTAAAAGAATCTATACTTGGAGAAGCTGACCCTGTTGGTCCTCAAGGAGTGCCATTTAGTCAATTTATGCAACAAAAGAAAGCATTGAATCCAAAAGTTAAATCTATTGTTAATCAACATGTAGATAGCTTATTTAAAAAATAAATGGCTAATTTAAATCTTAATGGCAATGTTTCAAAAAATGAAGAGGTATTGCATAGTGCATATACTGATTTAATTACATTTGGTAAACTATTTTCGCCACAAGACTTTTTAGCATCCGCTACACCTAACTTCCACCGAAAGGTCGGAAGCTTATTAATTAATAAACAAATACAACAATTAGCCCTAGTTTTACCTAGGGACCATGCTAAATCTACTTTAGCAGCCACAGCAGTACTACATAGATTCTTATTTGCAACAAAAGAACAACCTGAGTTTATCGCTTGGATAGGAGAAGCTCAAGACCAATCAATTGATAACCTTAATTGGATAATGACTCATATATATGAAAATCCAGCTATCCATTACTACTTTGGAGATTTGCAAGGTGACAAATGGACAAAGAGTGAGTTTACTCTTAGTAATGGATGTAGAATGATTGCAAAGGGTACATCTCAAAGATTGCGTGGTAAAAAACAATTATCAACAAGATATACTGGAATGATACTTGATGACTTCGAATCGGAGCTAAATACTAAGACTCCCGAAGGAAGGCAGCAAATAAAGAACTGGGTAACGGCTGCTGTTTATCCAGCTATTGATTTTGATAAAAATGGGTTTTTATGGTGTAATGGAACAATTGTTCACTATGATTCATTCTTGAATGGATTAGTTAGAGAGCATGATAATGCAAAAAAGAGCGGAGAAGACTTTTCATGGGATGTTGTAACATATAAAGCTATACTAGATGACGGTACTCCACTATGGCCTTCAAGATGGCCACTTAAGAAACTAGAAGAAAGAAAACAATTTTATATCGATTCGGGTACCCCTGCCAAGTTTTACCAAGAGTATATGAACCAAGCTAAATCTCCTGAAGACCAGATATTTAGTGAGGAGGATATTAATGATGGGTATTATAAAGGCAATGCAAGATTTGATGACCAAAGTGATAGTTGGTATATTCAATTGGACGATGGAACTAAAAAGTACATCAATATCTATATCGGCGTGGACCCTGCTTCGTCAATCAATAGTTATAGTGACTTTAGTGTTATTATGGTTATCGGTGTTACTTCCGAGTTTGATTATTATGTTCTTGAGTATTGGAGAAAAAGAGTATTACCAATGGAATGTGCAGACGAGATATTTAAATTCGTTAAACGGTATTCACCAGTTAGACGAGTAAATATTGAAACAATTGCATATCAAGAAATGTTAAGAGATTATGTATATAAACGAAGCAAAAAAGAAGGTTTATTTATTCCAGGTATCGAAAAAGGAATAAAGGGTTACGGAAATAAAAAGAAAAAAGATAGACTGTTTGAAGGTTTACAACCTATGTTTAAACAAGGAGCTGTTCATCTTAAAAAGAACCATCATGAATTTATTGGAGAGTTGCTAGATTTTCCAAAAGGTTCGCATGATGACTGTATTGATGCATTTTGGCTATCTACTCAATTTGCTCGTGGAAATCCAAAAGCAGGCACAAAACAGAAAGAAAAAAATAAAGATGGCAGTTATACTTATAAACGTAAAATTTACGACTGGATGACTGGAAGGAGAGTGTGATTTGCATTTTACAATAATTTATCAGTATATTATCGACCATGATTCAAGAAGATATTAGAGTAAAAGAAATACGTGAGTTATGGGACCGATGGAATGACGCACGTCAAGACTGGGATACACAAGCTAGAGAAGATATTGACTTCTATTTAGGTAATCATTTTACCGAAGACGAGATGAATGCTCTTGCTGAACGAAATCAATCTGCTATGCCTATTGACAGATTGTATTCTGCTATAGAACAATTTAAAGCAATTATAACATCTAAGCCACCTAAGTTTTCTGCTGTTGGAAGAGAGGATTCTGATAATAAAATTGCAAATGTATGGAAAGTTATACTTGAATATATTTGGGATATATCTGATGGCAATGAAACATTTAAGCAAGTTATACATGATTATGCTGTTACGGGACTTGGATATTTTTATACATATATTGATAATGAAGCTGATTATGGTAGAGGTGAAGTTAAATTTACTTATGTCGACCCATTTAGAGTTGTAGTTGACCCAAATTCAAGAAATCGTTGGTTTGATGATGCTTCTGGAATAATGCTATCAACTATATTTACAAAACGTCAATTATTAGATTTATATCCACAATTAGGGCAAGTTGCCGAAGGTGAAGAAAAAGCTATAATTGAAGACCTTGACACCATTGACCATGAAGAAGATTATCCAAGCTCAACAAATGCGCAAGCAAAACCTAGGTTTACTCCAGATATAGTTAAAGATTATGATACATTTGAAACTGACAAATATAGATTGATTGAATCTTTTTCAAAAATTAAAGTTCCATATTTTAGAATGGTAAATCTTCAAAATGGCGATGAAAAAATAGTTGATGAAGAAGCTCTATCTATAATTTTACAAGACCCTAAAACTAAATTAGCTGTCGATGAAGGTCTTATTGATTTTGTAGAAGTTCTACAAACAAGAATTAAATTAACTTGTTGCGTTGGGCAAGTTGTATTGTATGAAAGAATTTTAGATACGGATATATATCCAATAGTGCCTGTACCAAATATATGGACAAATACTCCATATCCAATGAGCGATATAAGAAAAAATAAAGATTTTCAAAGGTTCCTCAATAAGACGGTATCATTAATTACCTCGCATGCTCAAGCGTCTTCAGGCCTAAAGTTACTCGTACCTCAAGGAAGTGTCCAAGACATGGAAGAATTAGAACGTGATTGGGCAAATCCTAATGCCACAATAGAATATGATTCATCTTTTGGGGAACCACATTTTCCATCTCCTCAACCTTTAGCTAACTCTATAATGCAGTTACCTCAATTGGTTGAAAAATATATTGACCTTAATATGGGTATATTTGAAATGATGCAAGGAAATACGGAAGTTGCACCAAAAACCTCATCAGCTACAATGATGTTGGAAGATTTTGGTCAAAGACGTTCAAAGTCAAAGCTTCGTGACATTGAAGGAAGTTTAAAAAGACTTGGAAGAGTTGTTTATAATTTGGCTAAATCTCATTATGATTTCAAAAAAACATTTAGAATT